TGTCAAGTGTGAACTTGCGCGGTGGATATACCAAGTGGTCAACGGGCATCACGGGTCAAGTTGAAACGCTAATGGCGTATGAAACGGGGTCTGTAAGCAAGTTGTTTGGCATTGCAAACGGTTCAATCTACAACTGCACAACCCAAGGCGCGGTTGGCGCTGCCGAAAAAACGGGGCTAACAAATAGCCGTTTTGAGCATATCAACGTCACAACAGCGGGTGGGAGTTTTCTCTACGCTTGCAATGGCGTAGATGACCCATTGCTTTACAACGGCACAACTTGGGCAAGCATTAACGGCTCTAGTTCACCGATTGCAATCACGGGTGTAACGACAAACAAACTCAACAACGTCACATTGTTTAAAAACCGTGTGTGGTTTGTTGAGAAAGAAAGTTTAAAAGCATGGTATTTGCCAACTAACTCGGTTGGTGGCGTGGCCGAGGTTTTGGACTTGAGTTCCATTGCCAAAATGGGTGGTTACATTGTTTCGCTAAGTGCATGGACAATTGACGCGGGTTATGGCGTAGATGATAACCTTGTGTTTGTAACGTCACAGGGCGAGATTATTGTTTACCGAGGCACTGACCCCGCCTCCGCAAGTACATGGGCTTTAGCGGGCGTTTGGAAGCTAGGAGCGCCCGTTTCTAGGCGTTGTTTGTACAAGTATGGTGGCGACCTATTGGTTTTAAGTTTAGATGGCTTGTTGCCATTGGCTTCAGCGTTGCAGTCAAGCCGACTTGACCCACGGGTTAACTTGTCCGACAAGATTCAAGGCGCTATTACCGAGGCGACAACCGCCTACCAAAATTCATTTGGTTGGACGATGATTTATCACGCCAAAAACAATGCTTTGTGGATCAATGTGCCTGTAAGTGTTAACGCACAAGAACAATTTGTGATGAACACCATCACAAAGTCATGGACAAGGTTCACGGGATGGGCGGCTAATTGTTGGGAAACATTTAACGACAATCCTTATTTTGGTGGCAATGGATACGTTGGTTTGGCTTGGAATGGCTACGCTGATGACTCAAACGACATCAATGCGGTTGCGTTGCAAGCGTTCAATTATTATGAAACCCGTGGTGTAAAGAAATACTTTACAAGAGCGCGTCCATCTATCTTTACAGACGGTTCTCCCGCAATCGTGGTTGGTATCAATGTTGACTTTGATTTATCGGATACAACTGGAAGTTTGAACTTTAGCCCAACCACTTATGGTTTTTGGGACACATCCGTGTGGGACACGGGATTGTGGGCGGGAAATACCATCATCACAAACAACTGGCAAGGCGTTACGGGTATTGGCTACTGCGCGGGAATTCAACTAAAATCGGCCTCACAGGGCTTGCAAATTGAGTGGGCCTCAACCGATGTGGTGTTCCAACAAGGATGGGCTGGCATATGAACGCAAAGATGGAGAGATTTGCAGATGTTTCAGCCGAGGCCGTGGTGCTTATTGGCAAACATTGGACTGAACTCTACGGTAACGCCAACCTAAAAAGCGATTTGGGTGGCATGATTGAACTTGAAAGAACGGGCAATTTTGCATACTTTACCTTACGCACCGAAACGGGCGAATTGGCGGGTCATGCAGGGTTTATGGTGTTTAGATCGCCCTTTTATGGCGCGATGCAAGCGTTAGACGTTTTCTATTATTTACTGCCTGAGCATCGGGGCGGTCTTGGAATTTGCAAACTGCTCAAGTTAGCGGGGCAAATGCTCAAAGTAAATGGTGTTAACCAAATCATGATTAGCCACAAGAAAAATCAAGATTTGAGCGTTTTGCTTCAAAGAGCAAACTATGAGCCATCAGGCGAAACATACGAATTTAAGGAATAAACATGGCTTTCTTATGCCCACAACCATCTGCGCCCGCAACGCCTGATTATGCTGCGGCTGCTACTGCTCAAGGCACAGCAAACAAGGAAACTGCGCTTCTACAAGGTTATTTAAACAACCCTAACGTCAAAGGCCCGTTAGGTGGTCAAACCGTTACGTTTGATCCTGTTACAAATCAACCCACGATTACGCAAAACTTAACGGGTACGGCACAAAACACGTTAGATGCGCAACAACGAGTTCAACTAGGAATGGCAAACCTTGGTGAGCAAGGTCTTGCAAGTGCATCAAAAATTATCAGTAAGCCTTTTGAATACACAGGGCCAGCGGGGATTTTCTCACTCGCTGATGCTGGAAAAATCCAAGGCGCACCCGATTTGACAGGCATGGGTAAAGCAGCGGGTGGATTTACAGGCACGACAGCCGTGGGTAATGCTGTTGGCGATAAAGCACAAGGCGCAATGTTTGGTTACGGTGGTACTGCTAGTGGCATGGGGCGTTATGGTACGGCAACGGGTAATGTTGCAAGCGGTCAAGCACTAGGTTCTGTTGCCAATGGTGTGGCACAAGGCTCTGTTGCCAATCCCCAAGCTAATGCCAATTTTCAAGGTGGTCAAGCCCAAGGCGCAATGTTTGGCTTTGGTGGTTCTGCTAGAGGTGGTTTTCAAGGTGGCACGGCTGCGGGTGGCGTAACTGGCCCAACTTTGCAACAAAGCTATGGCGATTATGGAACTGTTCAAGGCGCGCCCGATTTAAGTAGTTATGGTTCTGCCTCATCTATTGGGGCAGATCAATATGGATTAGCTCAAGGCGATGTTGCGGCAAATCAATACGGTTTGGCGGGCGGTATAAACGCCAATCAATATGGCTTGGCACAAGGCGGTGTTCAAGGTGTCAACTTGCAACAATCCATTGGCAATATTGGCCAAATCAGTCAAAACTTAAACCCCAACAACTATCTTTCTACCAACCAACTAGACTTGAGAAATGTTGCTCAAATGCCCGTTAATGCGGGCACTACGGGGCAAGCGGCAATCATGTCACGGCTTGCGCCTCAATTAGAGCGTCAACAAAGGTTAAATGCTCAAAACTTGGCAAACCAAGGTTTAGTGGCGGGTGGTGAGGCATATACAAATGCAATGCTAGATCAAAGTCAACAACAAAATGACTTGTTGACTCAAGCGGCTTTGCAAGGAATTGGCTTGGATACTGCGGCAAATCAACAAGGCTTTAATCAAGCCTTGGCAGCGGGGCAATTTGGAAATCTTGGGCAACAACAAAACTTTGCAAGTGCGTTGGCGGCTCAACAAGCACAAAACGCGGCTCAAGGCCAAGGTTTCAACCAACAATTGCAATCGGGTCAGTTTGGTAATCAAGCGCAGTTGGCAAGTTTTGGCGTTAATTTGCAAAACCAACAAGCACAAAATCAAGCAATTGCCCAAAATTATGGTCAAGGTTTAAGTGCGCAACAATTAGCAAATCAATCCGTTGCTCAAAATTTTGGTCAAGGCATAACGGCTCAAAATGCCGCAAATCAAGCCGTAGCCCAAAACTTTGGTCAAGGCATGGCGGCATCTAATGCGGCAAATGCGGCAGTGCAACAAAACCAAAATGCTGCATTGCAACAACAAGCGGCTGCAAACCAAGCACAAGCTCAACAATATGGACAAGCGCAAGCTAATGCGCAATTTGCCAATCAAGCCCAATTGTCGGGATTTGGTGCAAATCTTCAGAATCAACAAGCGCAAAACCAAGCAATTGCTCAGAATTCAGCGCAAGGTTTGGCCCAACAACAAGCCTACAACGCGGCAATTGGGCAAAACTTTGGTCAAAACTTGCAAAGTCAGCAAGCCTACAATGCCGCAATTGCTCAAAATTACCAACAGGGTATGGGAACTCAGGCGGCTCAAAATCAAGCGGCTGCGCAGAATTTTGGTCAAAACGTAACTGCTCAACAGTTGGCAAATCAAGCGGTTGCCCAAAACTTTGGTCAAAATGTGACCAATCAGCAACTTGGAAACCAAGCCATACAGCAGAATTTCAACAATGCAATGGCTACTCAGCAAGCGCAAAACCAAGCGTTAGGACAAAATTTCTCTCAACAATTGGCTGGTACGCAATTAAGCAATCAAGCTATCAATCAGAACTACCAACAGAATTTGCAATCACAAGAAGCAATTAACCGAGCAGCGGCACAAAACTTTGCTCAAAATGTAACAAGCCAACAACTTGCAAATGCGGCTGCGGCTCAAAACTATCAGCAAGGCATGGGCACGCAAGCGGCTCAAAACCAAGCACTTGCGCAAAATCAAGCCATTGCCGCACAACAACAACAATTGGCTAATGCTGCCGTGCTTCAGCAATACAACCAAAACCTTGGTAGTGCGCAGTTTAGTAACAATGCGGCTTTGCAAGACTTACAAGCAAAATTGCAATTACGCAATCAACCCTTGAATGAAATCACGGGCTTGATGAGTGGCTCGCAATTGCAGATGCCTCAGTTTCAAGGCTACAACCCAACCAACATTGCCCCCGCCCCCGTGTTTGCGGGTGCGCAAGCGCAAGGTGCGGCCAATATGCAGAACTATGGTATTGCGCAATCGGGTGCTAATGCCACGACAAGCGGGTTGTTTAGCCTTGCGGGTGCGGCAGCTCCTTTTATGTTCTCTGACCGCAAACTAAAGTCAAAAATTGAGCGCATTGGCACTCATAAACTTGGAATCGGTCTTTATGAATATGACATCTTTGGAGAACGTCAACAAGGTGTGATGGCAGATGAGGCCGAGAAAGTCATGCCACAAGCCGTTTTGATGCACCCAAGTGGTTACAAAATGGTCAACTATGGTTTATTGAACGGGTAAAAACATGGCTAATCAATACGAACAATTTAATGTTGCCAACCCTTATCAGTTGCAACAGCAAGAGTTGGATAGACGGCAGAAAATGGCCGAGATTCTTCAACAACAAGCATTTGATCCTATTCAAGTGGGTTCATATCAAGGCATCCAAGCCCCGATTAGCCCCGTTCAAGGTTTGGCTAAAGTGCTTCAAATGTACTTGGCAAACAAGAACCAAGAGGGTTTGAAGTCGG